CCTGAAAACTCAGAGATAGTACAAGGACCTGGTGGGTGCGCTTTATCTATTGATTTTGATAGTATCTTGAGAAACTTACTTAATGATTTATCTGTTGGTCTGTGGGACAGCCTAGTGATTGAGGTAGATAAAGACTCATGTAATCAGGATGAGAAAAAGTCAAATCCCACATACAAGATGCAATTTAATAACAAAATAGAAAGAGAGCATTTTAACAAGCTCTACAAAGAAGAAGTGGCGAAATTAAAGGCAGACAGAAATAGGATAGAAAATTCCACAAATATCCCACCACCGCGCATGGAAGGCGAGTCGGAGCTCCAGTACAGAGAAAAAGTGAGACAAGCCGAAGAAAACAAGCAAGCCCAACTTGCAGTGCTAGATAAAAAAGCGATGGACGCAGCAAAGAAAAATTTTGACGAACGGCCCCATGCCCAACGGAACAAAGAAGAAACAAATGTTTTAGATCAAGCCTGGAAAGACGCAATTAAAGGTAAGTATGATAGTGAAAACTCATTATTTGAAACTCTGGGAGATATGCTTGGTACCGACGACCCTCTCGATGAGCTGACAAAAATTCAAAACTACATTAATGCTATTGGTCTATGTGGCATTACAAAAGGAATGAAAAAAGCATTATCGTGCTTTTTAAAACAAGTCTCATATGAAGACGCAATAAAAGCAGCAATTAAAGCAGGGTTTGATTTAATGCCACCTGGAGTTATTGAAGAGGCATTTGCTGGATTGCCTTTAGAGAAACAAAATAAAATATTTAAAAAAATACAAGATGATTTTGGAGCAGATTTCGAAAAAGTTCCATGGCCATGGGAAATAGCAGGTAAAGAAACAAATGGCATTAAAAAAGCACAACAGAGAATGGCTACTGAAAAGGCTAGAAAAGGAACATGGATGGAATCATACAAAGCCGCAATGGCGGCTGGTGATCAAGAAGCAATTGAGGCTTACAATTCCAGATACAAAGAGATCGAAGAAGAATACAACAAGGAAAAACTATTAGGTATTCCAAATGAAGTGCAAACCTCTGTCGATAAGATAGCTGGTGATAACGATATTAGTATAGGCTTCGGCACGGTCCCGCTAGCACAAAAATATTCTATTGGTGAATATACTTTAGAAGTAATGTTTGATGAACAAAAAGAAAGAGAAGATTTTGCGCAAGCATCTGTGATTCAACAGAAACAAAGTGATATTTCTAAAAAATTAAACGAAATTGGGAAAGAGCTTTTGAATGCATATATAGAAGCAATGTTTGAGTTTCTTGGGATTGATGACCTCTTAAAAATGTACGACCAGTATCCAACAATAAAGTTAATACTAGACATGTTAAAGTCTTTCATAAAATGCCCAACTGGGTTTCAAGAAGATTTTTATGAAGATTTTTGGAAGTCTTTCGACCTAGACATCTGTGACCCAACATTACCAGTTGTTAATTTTAACATACCAAAACTTGAATTATTCAATCCCATGCAAATAATTAGTATTAAATTCAAAGAAGTTTTATCGACGGTCATTCAAAGAATATTAGCCAAAATAATTAAAATGTTTTTAGATTGGCTAGAAGACACCTTATGTTCCCTTGCAGATCTAGCGGGCGCATTTCTTCTTCGACCTGATAAGGCTTTTGGGGATTTTGCAAATCTTCTAGAAGAAGCATTCTGCCCAGAAGCGGATGATGAAACAGCAAAACAAGCAGCAAACGATATCTTAAACGCTGTTGGGGCTCAAGATGGTGAATTCGAAAGGGCAATTGATTGCATCGGAAGTGCTTTGGCGGGAATGTTTTCAAGAGAAGAATTGATTTCTTTAATGATAGATGAAAATCCAAGTGAGTCTTTAGTGAGAAGGGTAGCAAATTGCATCCTAATAAGTTGCCCTAGGTTCGCAGATATTTTAGGAACACCTGAATCCGCAAGAGCGTGTTTTGGAAACATTAGAGACTTGATACCTGAAGATATGAGAGATAGATTGCAAGACATGAGAAACTTTATTCCCTCTCAAAACAGAGAACCAGCCTTTAGCACCATATGTTTGACCAATGAAGAATTGGAAAGTTGGGATAATTTTCGAAGAGGCGCACTAGAAGAAAATAACCTAACTCCAGAAGAAGCACAACAGCAAATAGATAACTACACAGAAAGGGGCAGAAGAGCTTTGGAGGATTTATTGAGAGATTTAGCCAATACTCCTGATGGTGATGGTATTGCAGATTTGCTAAAAGATGCAATTAACGATGCTCTCCAAGCTAATAGTCCACTAGCAAGCGGCTGTGATTTACCCGAGGGAGAATCCAATTATGGATCCAAGGCAATATCTGAACCAAAAGATTTAGTAAGAATACAAGATGAATTGTCAAACAGAATAATGGATGTTATTGGGGATTCTTTTTCTAGAGAATATGCTTCAAAAAAAGGCGTTGGTGGCCCTAGTATGTTTGAAAGAATCATGAGAGACACTAATGGTGAAAACTATTCTTATCATAGCTTCTTGACTGACTTTTTTCTAACGGAATTAAACTATCATGACTCGCTAGGAAGTAAGGCACGAAAAGACGCACTGAGTCCTCTCGATAAATTTATTTTTGGGATCTTTAACAGTGACGATGAAGATAAAAACATAGGATATTTTCCGGAAACAGTAGGAAATAGTCTTCAAGAGACTTTGCTTGAAGATATTGAATATTCCACAGCGCAACAAGAAAACTATTCATTAATTTTTAACCCAGAGATAGAGGCTTTAAGTGCAAAATATGAAAGGCTTGAAAGCGGAGGCAGCTATGGAGCAGTTAAATATTACTCTGATGTTGAGTCTGGGAATGTTTTTGACTACCGGATTGAAGTAGAAACAAGTCTTCCTGAGCCGGTTACCTTTGTACATAACGAAAAACCGCCTGTGGAGCCAGACGTTTCAGACCTAGTTCAGAGCTTAAACTTGCCACAAAATTCTACAAAGTCTAGTTTATTCTCTATTCTTATGAACCAAAGATTAGCCGCTTTAGATGCATCTGTGAGTTTTGACGATGTGGGACTGTTTGACGCGATGGGTGAAAAAATATTCGGATCGGCAAGAAAAATAACAGTTTCTGGATCGGATGGGTTTTATTTTGGCTATGAAGAAGAAGATCTAACAGAGCAAGACCTAAACTATGTAGATCCCGAAGAAGGCTCAACAGAATACACATACAGCGAGAGTGAAAAAGTTCTTGGGAGAAGTCAAACAAACCACCCAAGAGTATATTTTCTGGATCCTGAGATTCATGGTGGAACCTACAAATTGCCACATGTCTATATAGAGCCGAAAGTGTTGAGAGGGTGGAGATACTTACAAAAAATTCTCGCACCAATAGAAGAGCCCTGTGAGCCAAAAACAGAAAATATTATCTCTTTCTCTCAATTAAAAAAGCATGTTAATAATACCAGGAACTCTATGAACCATGATTCTAGATTAAAAGCAGCAGTAAACGATTGTTTTGTAGAAAAACCTTACGATAAAATATTGTCCAAAAATGCTGCATCTGTAGTGGATGGAATTTGTCGTATGCACATAAGAATGGCAATATCCAACCTCCTTACAACAGGTATGCCGGCTTTGATGAATGTAGAATACAATCAAGAAAACTACAACAACCTGTTAGCGGAAATAGTTTACAGCACACTGATAAATGACCTTTATTCCGTCAATCCCTTGGGCCCTAGAAAAATAGAATTTTACAATTATGCAATGTTAGTTGTTGAGCAGATCGTACAATCTTATGAAAGAGAGGTTATTTTAAAATTACCAGAGGGAGATGTAAATGGAAGAGATATTTCAACCCTCTCACAAACGGTACAAGACGCGTATGTTAATATAAATGAAATTAGAGAAGAATACACTTATGAAAAAAATACTCTTCCGCGAGAAGGACAAACTCTAACATTTTTATCAACTGATACCGACAGACTCGATAACAGATTGCACTATGCCTATTCTAGATGGTACAAAGAAAAAGGAGAGGCAATATTCGAAAGTGGAGAGAGTTTTGTTTTTGGTGCACCTCCATCGGTGCCACTTTCAAATCCACCGACACCTTTTTTGCCACCATGGGATGACTGGAAGTTACATAGTAAAATCTTAGCAATCAGGCTTTCATTAAATTCAGCAAAAGTTTTAGTAAAAGAAGTTATCAAGATTGAAATAGAAAAAATGATGAAGGAGATAGGGCCAAAATTAAATACCAAAATAAAAGATTTGCATTTAAATATTTTAACAGATAAAGACTTGTTTTTTTCCAACGAATTAAAAGGACTTGGTACTACAGAATATAATAACAGAAAATCTTCTGGTGCCAATCTAGACATTGGAGATGTCAATCATGTATTGGAAACTGTAGCGGAACAAACTCCATGGCAAGACGCTGATGAAAAATTTTATTTTAAACTAGAGAAATACATAAGAATATTTGATAAACAATCTTACGAGGAGTTAGGAGAGATTGATTTATCTCTAATAACAGAAAGAGACCCCGCCGTTTTAAAGGGTGTTTGCAATTTGGAATCTGCTCAAGAATTTTTTGACCTCTTAAAACAAGAAGATCACTTAAAAGACCTGTATATCTCAGATTTATTTGGAAATGCTGCCTTATCTGAAGATAACCCGGAAGAATATTTGGGAACAATTGGTCTAAGATACGGCATCAGAATTGTCATGAAGATGCCCGATGAAAGCATGGGGGGTGTTGTATTTTCCTCAGATACCCTATCAGAACAGGATAGGGTTTTATCCGATAACGAAAAAGCATATTTTTGCAACTACAGTAATCAAGACTTTGCTAATGCTAATTATTTTTCTCTTCCAATCTGTGGATACGAATTAGAACTTAAAGATGTAATGATCAAAGACGTTGATTTTACAAACGGTGAAAATGTATACGATTTAGATTGTATGCTAAACGGCTTAGTAAGAGAGCCATTTTACAAAATGCTGTTCAAATATTTAGTTCCCATTAGAGCCTCATCGTCCATGACACAGGTATTTTGCTCGTTATTTCTCATCCCCAGTATTGGAATCAATGATGGTTGGGCAGAAAATATGTATGCGAAAAAATTTGGCTTCTTTGATGGATCTGATATAGAAGCGGCAGCTGTATTTAAAGAAACAAATTTAGTATGCAGGAAATACTTTGCTTCTTTTTACGAGAGTACTAAATTTGTCAATTCTGAAAACTGGAGAATGCCAAAGATTGAGGTGCCGGATTTATTCGGCCTATTGTTTGGCGGCTTCCAAATCCCAGGGCTCAATTTGAAACTGCAGTTTCCGGATTTTCAATTTAAGCACAGAATTATTAAAGATAGTCCATTTAATAAAAACAAAGAAGAGTGTGAAGAATAGTGTAATAAATTTGTTAGATAAATATTTACTATGAGGATTTATTATGATAAAGGCGCCAAAATTTCCACTAAGATTTTTAGAGAAAAGATTTTTCGAAAATGTACAAAGTGATAAAGAGTTGATACAATTCCATATTAGAAATATACTTTTAACAAATCCGGGTGAAAAAATTTCAGACCCACTGTACGGTGTAGGTCTTCGAATTATGTTGTTTGAGAACGCCACAGATGACTTGCTTAGCAGGTGGTCTGGTAAAATCAAAGATCAAGTAGCCAAATATATGCCATATATTGAGGTGCAAAAAATAAATGCATCTTCTGATTTGGAAGGTAATAAGGTCACTTTTCAAATAGCGTACACAATTAAAGGGGATACTTTACTGCAGGAGTTAGAAATTGAAATTGCAAGTAACGATACGGCTTTGTCTCCATTAGCTTATTAGAGGAATAAATAATGCCAAAAAAACCATTGATTAAATATACAAGCAGAGATTTTGACACTATTAAAAATGATTTAGTGCAACATGCAAAGAGGTATTATCCAAATTCATTTAATGATTTCACAGACTCCTCTTTCGGCGGTCTGGTCATGGATTCTGTTGCTTATGTTGGTGATATTTTATCATTTTATTTAGATTTTCAAACAAATGAAAGTTTTTTAGAAACGAGTATGGATTATGATAATGTTCGAAAGATTGCATCACAAATGGGGTACAATTTTTTTGGAAACCCATCTTCTTACGGGATAGCGACATTTTTTGTTTTAGTGCCGGCAAACTCAATAGGGCTAGGACCAGACACCAGATATTTACCAATAATCGCGACTGGTACGAGAGTCAGATCAGATACCGCTACATTTATTTTAACAGAAAATGTAAATTTTGGAGACCCATCCGTTGAGGTCGTGGCGGCTAGATTCGATGAAATAACAGGAAAGCCGACACACTATGCCTTAAAGGCTTTTGGACAAGTAAGGTCTGGGGTTGAATTTTTTCAAGAGATCGACCTCACAGATCCAATAAAATTTTTGAGAGTTCAAGTTGGACCAGCATCAATAAATGAAATAATAAGTGTATTTGATTCTGAGGGGCACCAATATTATGAAGTTGAAAATCTATCCCAAGAAGTGGTTTATTTGGAACAAACTAACCCAAATGCAATCAATGACAACGTAAGGTCAATAATGAAGCCCTTCATAGCTTCTAGGAGATTCGTAGTTGTACAGGATTCTGATGGCACTTATCTTCAGTTTGGATATGGCTCTGAAACACAAATTGAAAGAGACGGATTGACCGACCCCTCTCAGGTCGTCCTAAAGATGAGTGGTAAAAATCATGTAACCGATACAGCTTTTGATCCAAATATATTTTTAGGAACAGATAAATTTGGCATCGCTCCATCTAATACAACATTAAAGGTGTCGTACCTTTCTAATGATTCTTTGAATGTAAATGTTGCGATTAATGGTTTGATAGAAATTTCTAATTTACAAATTGAATTTCCAAACGACATCACAACCCCAAATATCAGCATGCAGGATGCAATCGCAATGTCCGCAGAGGTAACTAATGAAAGCATAATTACAGTTGAGAGGGCAATTCCAACTTCTGACGAGATCAGATACAGAGCTTATGCGGTTTTCTCCGCTCAAAACAGAACGGTCACAAAAAACGACTATGAGGCATATGTGTATCAAATGCCAACAAAGTTTGGTAAAGTTTCTCGTGTTAATGTAGTAAATGACCCAAGTGGTATCAACAAAAGACTTGCAATGTATGTTATCTCTAAAGACAATAATGATTTTTTTGTAAATACAAACGGCACTGTTAAAAACAACTTGAAGACTTGGTTAAATAAAAATAAAATGCTGACAGATCAAATTGATGTCTTTGATGCAAGAATTATCAATGTTGGATTTAACTACAAATACACCACTGAGCCTTCATTTTCAAAAACTCAAGTAGCAGCAGATGTTAATTTGGCAGTGAAGAATTTATTTACAGAAAAAATGTACATTGGAGAGCCTATCTATATTACAAAGATTTATCAAACCATCAATAGGGTTCAAGGGGTTGTAGATACTTTAAAAGTCGAAGCAGTTATCAAACAGTCAGCTAATTATTCTAACTTGGGCCTAGAAGTAGATGATGTTTTATCAAAAGATGGAACCTTCCTAAAGTGTCCCAAAAACTGTGTTTTTGAGATAAAATTCCCAGATAGCGATTTAAAAGGAACAGTATTGTAATGAGCATATTAAGATATACAGCAAGTTTAGACAACACAATAACAAACGCATTTCAATCAGATCTTACAACAAGGGGAACTGGTTCAAATATGGGGTTGTCCTCTGTTCTAGAGGTTTTCTCAGTTTACGGACAAGCGACCTCGGCATCATCTGAATTATCTCGTGTTTTGATACAATTTCCTACTGCGTCGATTGCTGCTGATAGAAGCTCAGGATTGCTCCCCGCCTCTGGTAGTGTAACGTGGAAACTTAAACTTTACAGTGCAAAACATTTTGCTACCGTGCCTAGGTTGTGTAATTTAAAGGTTTCAGCGATTTCTGGTTCCTGGCAAGAAGGAATAGGTCTTGACATGGAGGGCTATTTAGATCTTACAAAAAATGAAATTGGCTCTAACTGGATAAATGCAAATGGAAGCCTTACAAAAGCATCTGCTACTTTGGATCTTACTACTGATATAGTTTTGACATCAACAACATCTGGTAGAGCCAGAAATTCAAATACTTTTAAAATAGTCGTCGCAGCCGCAGCAGCCAATCCAACAAATACAATTTTGGCTTCTTTCACAGGAACATCTACTGAGATTGTTTGCACTGTAACTCCTAATGATGGCAGCAACAACGGCTCGACTGCTGTCAATATGACAACCTCTGATCTTGTAGAAATGATTAACAATGGCTCTATTACTGGAAAAACAGTAACAATAACAGATACAGACTCGCTAAGAACCCTCCAGACTGCAACTGGTGGTGGTGCACAAAATTTAGCAAATAGTGGAGAAGGAGACAATGTAACTGCCGCTTTTTCCGGAGGAGATGGCCAATGGGCCTCAGCCGGTGGAGATTATTACACAGACACAAGTTCGTCTTTCACACAGCATTTTAGCACTGGGTTAGAAAATTTAGATATTGATGTTACAACATTGGTCGAACAGTGGGTTAACAGCGCAGGAAATGTTCTTGGGCACAAGCCAAATTATGGATTCGGAATTCGCTTAGGAGACAGTGAGGAAGCAGCCACTAAGTCATATTACACAAAAAAATTCTTCTCCAGAGAAACAGAATTTTGGTTTAAAAGGCCGGTTCTAGAGGCACAATTTGAGGATGGCAAAAGGGATGATCGTGGAAACTTTTACATAAGTTCATCTCTTTTGGACGAATCGTTGGTAATAAACAATCTTTATTTTTACAACAATTATCGTGGCAAATTAAGAGATATATTGGACGACAGTACAAAAGTGCCAACACTAAAACTTTATTACTCATCAGGATCAGTTCCAGAGGGAGATGCAAGAGGTTTTTTAAATACTAGCGCAACAGCAGTTAGTTCTTTGAGTGCAACTAGAATATCTAAAGGAATCTATAAGGCACGAGTTGCTGTAACTGGTGGAATTATTACTGATACTTACCCATATCTGATAGATGTTTGGTCTTTTGGTGACCAAGAGGTACTAACAGGCTCTGCAATCTCTCCAATAACACACAGTCCAAAAACTCACGAAGAATCGGAAAGATTTGTACTATCTATGACTAATCTCAAGCCTGAATATGGAAGTAGGGATATACCGAAGCTTCGATTGTATGTGAGAGAGAAAAATTGGTCCCCAAATATTTACACCGTTGCAAAAAACAAACCAGAAAATTACACTATTTTTTCTGGGTCTTACAGGGTTATCAGGCTTGCAGATGAATTAACAGTTGTAGAATATGGAACCGGATCTGTCAAGTACAGTGAATTATCATACGATCAAAATGGAAACTACTTTGAATTTAATATGAATATGTTGGAGCCTGGTTATCAATATGGCTTTAAGTTTGCAATTTATGACGATTACACAAAAAGTTATTTAGAGCAACCATATTTATTTAAGTTTAGGGTGAACAAATGAGCATAAAAGATTTATTTAATAATTACAAATCAAATCAATTTAGACCATCAGAATCTGAACTAAGTTCTAGTAAATTAGTGGAATCTAATGAATTTATTGTAAATAAAACAGTAGAAAAAAATCGCTATGTTCCTCCCATCGATTTCTCGACGGCTTCAAATTTTGCAAAATTCGGATCGTCCGAATTGTATTATGAATACGCTTTTAAAAGAATTTATCAACAATATCCCTACGATGGAACACTAGCAGAACAACAAGAGTTTCAGAACAGCTCAACTTTTTTAGATAAATACATATTTGATCACGTCTATCCCAGAACAGCAGGTCATATTAAGTTTTCTTCTGAGGGCTGGGGCAATCGCGTTGGGGCATTTGATCAAGGCTATGGCTTATCTGATAACATTCAATATATCTCTGTGCTGGGTGGCCCCCACACTGCTTCTGGAGGTATGCTAGGAAAAGAACTGTCCAGCACCTTTGAAAATTCAATGATTTACGATGAGTCTAAAAGTAGGGCTGGTTCTTTCGAGTGGAGCCCGGCATCAGGTTCGACAATAGAGTTTTGGTTGAAGAAAAAAGCTTTTGACAACAGCGATACAATCTTTGAAGCGATTTTAGACATTTGGAATGGTGAAGTAACAAGTTCAGATTCTTATGGAAGAATAACCTTATCTTTAGCCAACTTAACCGGTTACGACCCAATATACCTTACAATGAAATCAGGATCAACAGGGTTTGTGAATTTGAGTATTGCAACCGGCTCATTGGTAAGCGAAGACATCACAGATGATAAATGGCACCATTATGCCGTTTCAATTGAAAATATTAATTCTACAACATCGATAGACCTCTACAGAGATGGAAAATATATTAAAAATACAACAACTGGGAACACCATAGGCTCGATAAAAAATGTTACAGGTGGTGTAAATGCATTTATCGGAGCACTACAGTCTCCAATTTCTTCATCAATTGGAGTTATGTCGGGGGTTGGCTGGGGCAAACTATCAGCCAGTCTAGACGAATTTAGATACTGGAAGAAGAAAAGAACAACGAATGAGATCGGAGAATTTTGGTTTACAAATCTAGGTGGCGGCACAAACAAACGAGAATACAACACTGATCTTGGTGTTTATTTTAAATTCAATGAGGGTATCACTGGTATCACCTCTACAGATGACAATATTTTAGATTATTCTGGTCGTATTTCAAATGGGGTTTTTGTCGGATACACAGGATCAGCAAGATCTACAGAATCAGCGCTAGAATCTTTGACGAATGTTGAAGAATTTAAAGATCCAATAATTTATTCTTTTCATCCAACTGTATCTTCTTCATTGGCCGAACATAAACTTTCTGGATCTGTTCAAGATTTTGAAAACACTTCACTGCTTTACCACTTATTCCCCTCGTGGATTATCGAAGAAGACACGGAAAACGGCCAACAATTAAGATTTCTAACTCAAATCATGGCTAGTTATTTTGATACATTAAACGCTCAAATAGGCGCCTTAACTGACTTTAAAGCTAAAAGATATTTTAGCGGCAGCTTAGAGCCAAACGCTTACGCAAGAGAAATACTTAGAGGACAAGGGTTTGTAGTTCCTGATCTATTCATAGAAGCTGATATTTTAGAGGAACTGAGATCTAAAGATGATAATGAGACGTATGATAAAGATATACAAAAAGTAAAAAATCTTATCTATCAAAATATTTACAATAATTTAAATTACATCAACAAATCAAAAGGAACAGAGAAATCTTTTCGAAACTTGTTTAGATGTTTTGGTGTGGACTCCGAGCTACTAAAACTAAACCTTTATTCTGATGGATCTACGTATTTGTTGAAAGACAATTACGAATTTACTTCGTTTGCAAAACCAGTTTTAAATTTAAACAAAGAAACACAGATTACATCATCTGTCTATCAGAGTCAAAGTGCACCAGACGGAAACGGCATTACATACATTTCCGGTTCTGAGACAAATGGTGAAAGATTTACCGGCATCACGTTAGAGTGTGAGGCAATCTTTCCTTACAAATTTAAAAAATACGAGACAGGGTATTTTCCTACAAATTTTAAAACAGCATCAATCGCAGGCTTCCACAGAGCAAAACAGTCACATAGTGATTTGGCCTGGCATTCAAGTGATGTAACGCTGAGCATCTTAGCGGTTAAAAAAGAAGTTGATAGTACAGATGTGACATTTAAATTGAGCGGTTCTGCTGGTGGCACTGATATTGATCTTACTTCGTCATTGTTCTCAAATATTTATGATAATAACAAATGGATCTTAGCAGCAAGAGTCAGACACGAAAGTTATCCCTACGCCGGTGCCATGACAGCGTCCGCCAACTCCGGAAACTATATTGTAGAATTTCACGGAGTGAATTCAGTAGCAAATGATGTTAAAAATGAATTCACAGTTAGTGCTTCTGTGACCAACAGCGTGGGCATCTCTTTATTGAATTCTAGAAAAAGACTTTATGCTGGAGCACACAACTTTGGATACACCGGCTCTACAGTAGATCCAACAGATGTTAAAATATCTCAAGTTAGATATTGGCAAAGTTATCTTAACAATGAAGAAATAAAAGAACATTCATTTGATCCAACAAACTACGGCTTGACGCACCCATACAGAAGTGACAATCCTTTCCAATTAGATGGAGCATCAGGTATCCCCTCAGTTCCAAAAATTGAAACTCTCGCACTGCATTGGGATTTCATGACAGTGACATCTTCTGACTCGAATGGTAGGTTTTTTGTAAATGATATCTCATCAGGATCTGTTTATAATCACAGCAACTTCTATAATGTGATAGGGAACATAGTTCAAAATAAACATGATGGTTACGGAGTTGATTTTGAGCCTAACTCTGTTGATATTGTTGATAAAGAATTTATTTATTCTGCAAAAAAGAGATTGGTCGATGAAGTTTATTCTTCTGACGGTGTCACAATCAAAAATGATAAAACAGAAAATTTCTTTGAAGATAACGATGTATCCGATCACTTTTATTCATTCGAAAAGTCCCCGTACAACGCTGTATCGCAACAGATGATAAATTTTTTCGGCTCAATGAAAGACTTTAACTCATTGATAGGGGACCCCGCAGAACGATACAGGCCAGAATATAAACAAATGACAGATCTTAAAAGATTGTTTTTTAGGAAAGTGGAGAATACACCAGACCCAGAAAGATTTTTTGAATATTTTAAATGGATTGACACCAGTATTTCGTTTGCAATTAAACAACTTATACCAGCATCAAGCAGGTTCTCTGAGGATGTAAAAGATGTTGTTGAGAGTCATATTTTAGAAAGAAATAAGTTTCAAGAAAAATTTCCATTAACAGCGCAACAAAGAGCAACAGAAGGCGTAATAAAATCATTTTCTGAGATGTTTTATAATTGGAAATTTGGACACGCACCACTAGATGGGTCGGACAACAAAAACTGCCTTTGGCAAAAAACAAGAAGAAGGGTTGAGGATTCAAACGTTCAAACTCTAAGAGATAATATCTACAAAACAAGCAACACCAAACTAACGAGGTTGTATGATTTTGAAACTGAGCAGGTTTATTTAGGGGCAACCGATGCCGTTAGGCGCCTCACAAGGCCATACAAGATAGATCTAGAGCTTAAGCAAAGTATTCATGGTGGTACAAATTATTATGTTGCTAAAAACCGCGATTATGCTTTGGAAGTTGTTCATCCGCATGGCGAGGTTACTTCGGATGGAATCCCAAAAAATGTCCTTGTTGTTGGTGTTGGGTCTGGTCAAGGATTGACGGCACAAACAATATGTGAAGACGAAGAGGAGTTAAATCAAAAAGAAAAATACAACTTTACTGGTGTTGATGGAAGATTTTCTACAAATCAAATAAACGCCCCTGTTTCTGAATTTGCTGGATATAAGCATTTCACCAAAGGAATTGCAACGTTCCCATTTAACTTGATGTCTCAAAGTTCAAACGTTACAACTGGTTATCAAAAACAAATAACAGAAAATTTTGAATCCTCGGTCTATCTGACAAACCTACACAGCGATACAGTAGATAGGAGCAACGAAGTTCCAATGCAAGGCCCATTCACAGAGCGCCACGTCGGTGGCCATCAGTCTCGCCACATTTCGATAAACAAATACGACACAACACTGAGGGATGATGAAACGGGCAACGCACCCGAAAACAACCTTCACAATCAGTACACAAGACCTGAAGCATATCGTATTTTACTCGGTGAAAATCCAAACAACGCAATTGTTGATGGCGCCCTTGGGATGACACCACCGGATTACGGTGTTACCACGGGCTCTGGTATTTATCCAGATATAGCAAAAAAACGTGCTTCTTATTACCGTGAAGAAAAAGCAAAGCGCCCCGTCAATATTAAAAACATCAAACATCGTGAGAGTGGCTCGGTTGCTGGAAACTACAAAAATAATTACGAATTTTTGATGCTCCAAGGAAGAAGGGAAAATAATTTGTATTTCCGAGACAATCCGGATATCACAAACTACCTTCCTGTTCAATATACTTCTAGCTTACCCCATACGACACACGTAATGAGTCTTGTCGGAATAGACCCAGTTTTTAACGGAAATGTTTTTGGAAAACATACAAACAATATGCAACCAGACGGCCAATTAATCTCAGCAGAGGTTTCCGGAACACCAGCAAGTGGTAGTTTTAGCGTTTCTGGTTCGACAATAAACGGTGTGGCATCAAGTGGATCAATAAGATTAAACAGACAAATTGTAGCAGCCACACCTGCTAGGTTTAGTTTTGACGTTTCAGGCTCTCATTATGCTGGCACAAAAGCGTCAGGAAGTTTTTCCTTCACAAGAACTACAACCCCTGCCGTGTCCGCTAGTATTCAATTTACAGCAAAAGGTAGAACAATAGAGCAAGTTGAATCCTCTGGGTCTTTTGTTGTTACTGCATCTCATGTTGCTGGTACTAGTGCTAGTGGTTCCTTTGTTGTTAGAAGACCGCCGTATTATAGCAAAGCAATGGGTTCTTTTAGAGTAAAATCAAAAGACTTCCTAAGTGAGGGTCACACACTGACAATTACACAAAACCCAGGGGGAACGCCTGTTGTTGATGTATTTGAGATCGACGTTAATAACAATGGATCAGTGAGCAATATTCCAATAACAACAGGATCTTCTAATACAGATTTTTACAATAACTTTAGAAGCGCAATTACATTAAACACTGTCTATACGACAACCGCATATTCAGAAACTGCTCCAACCTTCGGAACAGGTATCTGGGCCAACGAATTCATGACAGATGGCACTCTGCTAGGAAATTTTGGCACAGCCCATCCATGGAAAAATGTCCTCTCAGCATGGAGTTGTGCTTTTTGGCTATACGTTAGTTCTTCTAACAATACAAGTGGTTACATCTTCACAGAGCATGCAGCACCTAGTTTTAACAGTAGTTATGTTCGGAACTTAACTATTGATCGTTTTTTTAATTTGACATATAGAAAAAGTTTTGAAACTGCCGCTAGCACAAATTATGTTGAATGGAGTTCTAGTATTGCCCCATCTAATCGAGACAGGTGGATACACGTAACTGTTGCTCAAAGTCCAGCAGCAAGTTCCACCGGTGCAGGTACAGTTCCAAGTGTAAAAATGTATTTAGACGGTAGTGAAGCGACGATTAGTTCTACTTTCGGTGTAGATTTGAGCACCAACACCGGTATCCCTACAAGTTCTGGAGGGTTCAATCTTTATGCTCCTGGTGATGGAGTCAATCCCTCAATAAAAGGAGGACTTGATGAGTTTGGTATCTGGGATGTGGAACTAAATAACGTAGATAATTTAACTCTTAACAACGGTGGGCTCTACATCGCTAGAACTGCTGTATCTTCTTCACGACTAGAAGCGTGGTGGAGGTTTGAGCATAATTTTGGCGCCGGGTCCGCCTTTGATATGGACGGAGATAGAGCCTTTACCACTGGTGATCTTTTAGAAGAACAACAAAACGATTATCACCTAACTGCTTCATTCCCAGGTACAAAGATGTATGTGTACACGCCAACTATTTTTGAAACAGAAGGGTATGCCACTTTTAACGTACAAACAAACAATACCGGCTCAGAACATACAGGATCAATCTCAAACTCTGGGGCTAGTTTTTCAAATCTTAGCGATATTACTTTACAAACGGTCACATCAACGGCTTCAACAGTGAGAGATGCTAGCACAATTGTGATTGATGGAGTCACATTTGAATTGGATGATAATTCATCAGTAACTGGTGGCAATACTGCTGTTGCGTTCTCCTTAAATCAAAATAAAACCGACTTTTGGAATATTTTATCCCAATCAATCAAAGACAATACAGTATATGATACGATTACAATAACAGATAATGGAAATACTGCTGCCTTTTCTCTTACCTCGTCAACAATTGGTCCGGGCTTAAATGTTTCCATTACAGGGACAGGCACCTCTTTTTCATCATTATCTGGAATGGCTGGCGGCTCTAATGCCTCAGGTGCAACTGATGGTCACGCAATAACAATTGATGGTGTAAGGTTTGAGCTAGATGCTGATGGTCTTGGTGTTTCAAGCGGACAAGATATTGACTGCGGTGCTGGTACTACCAACAGTTCTTTTTGGAACTCCTTGTCTGCTTCTATTAAGACGAACACCGAATTTGATACAATAACAATCACTGATAATGGAAATGGAACAGCAACATTTTCTTTAACGGCATCCACCGGTGGAGATTCAAACAATGGCGTTATTTCTACATCTGGTGCGTCTTTTCCAAGTTTTGTGCAGACAGCTGGTGGTGTTGATGCATCTGGATCTACCGAGGCTAGTTTTATTGAGTTCACCGTTGCTAATTCAGAGGATTATAGATTTCATGTTGACAATGACGGCGGAAATGTAGATGGAACTCCAACTCGTAACTTTTATGTTACAGCGTCTACTAGTACGGATGTGGAGTGGTGGAACAACCTGTCCCAGTCAATTAAGGATAGAGGGTTTGGTGTATCTTACACTGGTGGTGGTGGCGAAGCTACCTTTACAGTAACAACTTTTAAAACTGGTTCTTCTGGAAACACCTTTTCCAGTAACACCAGCGCCACTAGCCACACTGCTTTTAATTTTGTTCTCCAATCGGCTCTCACCGCCTCCGGTCAGAATAGATTTCACTTTGTTGGTGGATCTGACACTGGAGATGGAAATGAAGGGCACAAAATTGCCGTGGATGGCTCTACATTTGAGATGGACAGTAATGGTTCGGTAACAGCCGGCAATATCTCGGTTGCATCTTCTGGATCCTTAACGGCCGATCAAGTGTTCAATAATTTAACAGCGTCCATCAAGGCAAACACGGACTTTGACACAATTAGTATTGCTGGTACCGGAAACACTAGAACCATCAGCCTAACGTCTAGTGTTGTTGGGGCTGCAAAGAATGGATTAATTTCTGGTAGCACTGGTAACTTCGGATCAATCGTCAATTCTGCTGGTGGAACAGATATTTCTGGTTCACAATACGGAGATAGATTGGTTATTGGTAATCACGGTTCAGATGTGGCTATCATAGTTGGAAATGGATCTTCTCCGGATGCCTCTTTATCAAATACAAATTGGTGGAATGATTTATCTCAATCTATCAAAACTTCTACAAGATACAGTACAATAACAATAATTGATAATGGCTCCTTTGCAACTTTTCAATTAACATCCTCAGTCGCTGAAGAAGCAGGGAATGACACACATGGTGAAACAGGGACGACATTTTTCAATCTTGTAAATTCCACAGGAGGGTCAGATGTTGGAGACTCAAGTGATGGTTCCGCGATAACAATTGAGGGCAAAGTTTTTGTCCTAGATAGTGATGGTTCTTTTTCCGGAGATTATGTTGTTGCATCTTCTGGCTCTCTATCTAATGACCAAGTGTTCAATGCTCTAACACAGTCAATAAAAGACAACACGGTATTTGACACCATAACAATGACACCACCAACCGGCAACAATAGAATACTCAGCTTAACATCAAGTGTAACCGGCTCAGATAAAAATTCTGCCTTGGGATCACCTTCTGGAGACTTTACTGTTTTGTCAAATACAGCAGGGGGGACTTTCGAATCCGGCTCAGCTGACGGGGATACAATTACCATCGGTGGCAAAGTTTTTGAATTAGATAACAATTCTTCTGTAACCGGTACAAATGTATCTGTTAATTGCTCTGATAGTTTAACAAATACACAATTCTGGAATACTTTGAGTGCTTCGATAAAAGCACAAACAGTTTTCGACATTATTACCTACTCAGACACCGCTGGGATTGCCACATTTCAACTCACATCTTCAACTACTGGATCTGCATTGAATGTTGCAATATCTGAGACCGGAAAATCTTTTTCTGTTATTAATGGTATGGTAAGTGGCTCTGATAGAATACTGGCAGTTTTTACTCCAAACGATGTTGTTTTAGCGGTTCCTACACCAACCTTGAGAAACGGCGACAGAAATAAAACAATAATCTCTTCTCGTTTTGCTGCCCCTGGTGGCGTCGAGATTGAGTCGAATGCTTATCTGGACATTTATGCTCGCGAGCTTTCTGTGCACAACGCCCTCCCGTTCAGAAATTTAACAGTTAGAGGCTCAGGCTCCGGAGAGGCAAACCAAATAAGGGTCAATGATCATCTTGGAAAACGACGAGGTCTTAATTCCCTTCTTGCTCTACATTCTGGACAGTTTGGAATTGATAGTGAGTATGGTTCGATTGTAGCGGCTACTTATAGTACATCTGGTTCTTTTAATAAACAACACAGAAACAGATCAAGAAGAATGGAATCCGGAAGTGCTTCGGTTATTACAGGGAGTCTCTTTGACAACGCATTTGTATCATCACCAATACCGAGAAGTGAATTTCAATATTCGTGGATTGATAGTGCAATTAGCGGCTCCAATTGGGAAGCAGGACAAAGAATTCTTGGATATCAAGATCCAGAGGGGGTTGTTATAGAACGAACCGTAGCAACAGGAAATATCTCTTTAGCCTATCTTAGTGGAGAAACAACAACTATTTATGATACCCACACCTTTACGATAACAATTAATGATGGCACAACATCTGTGACTTTTGAGTTGACAAAAACACACACAGTTTCTGCGGGAAATGTAGCGGTTACTGCAAATAGTGGGTTTGGAACTGCCTCTTCTTTAATGCTAGTTCCTTTGAGAAATGCGATTAACAACAGTGCATTGAGGATAGTGGCATCTAGTGGAGCTGGCTCGACTATAGATTTGACCCATGAAGTACCTGGCGCCTCAGGTAATATACCGATAGTTGCAACTAGTACAAACACCGGCCAACAGCTTTCACAGCATATAGAGGGGATGTCTAACGCAGAGACGAACGTTTTAGAAGCAATTGTCTTCCCTTCATCATCAAATATAACATAGGATAACAAATGGCAACTTTAGATCACATAGGATTAAATCGATTCATTTACATGTCAGCATCTGTAGATGATATGACACTCGGCTCACACACAGTTAGCGATATTTCCAATTCATCTGGTGCTTCAATTCTTGGAGGCAATTTAGACGCTTCCCGGCTCCTTCTTGGTATTAATTTATACAATAATGGACCATATGGATACTCATCGTGGCAACAATCAAGAATGTCAGATAATCCTCTATCTCGTCATTTACGCAGTAATAATAGGTATTCAATAGTTGGAAATAGTTTTCAAAAAATATTATTTAAAGATGGAAAAAAAGAAACAATTCTTGAAAGACATGGAAGAAAATTATTACTTGACGAACCGGCAGTTGTGTCAAACTACAAGCCGGCTGTTTTAGTGGGAACAGTTGATTTTTATAATAAAAAAGGTGGATATTTTTCTAAACTTTTTGCAAAAAAAATTAGCCTAAACAATAATATAACCTATTTTACCAATAAAAGAATCAACAATATTGTTGGAATCACAGAGAGAGAAGATGAAGTCTATGATACTCTTAAAAGTTATTACTTGGAGGATGCGCTAAATAGCACAGATTCTCCACTATCTTCCTTTGAAAGCTTGTTCTTTGAACAAACAATTTACCCACCTCAACAATATACATACAAATCTTATACCAGAGCAAGAACAACTTTTGATTTTCCATGGCATTCTGATATTGCATTGCGACAACAAATATCGCAGAGTTCATTTGATGTAACCAAAAATTTATCAGAGTGGCCTCTTGATGTTTCACCTGTTTGGCAAAATATGCCATTACCACTATCCCAACATTTGGGTGTAAAAGACTACGGCCCTTCTGGCCTCTTTGATTTTGCACCCAAAAGATCTTCTTCTTTTGGAGAATTGTGGAATCATCACTCACAATTGTCAGAAAATTTAAACTTAATCACGAACGCGACAAATTCTCTCGGTTTGGGTTTTGGACTGCGAAACTTTTTAAGCCCGGGTGCGCTATATTCACGAAGACACACTCTTATTAGAAATACTTCTGTCGTCGCCCCTTCTGGACGCACAGAACTAATCAGAGACAATAGTATGACCCCTTCCACTATGTTTGGGGGAGAAGCATATTGGGATGTTCCCAGACAATCAGGAAAGTATCCTTTCCATGATTCGTATGGTGAATTTTCAGACGAGATGAGAAGACTAGCAAAAGATTTTACGATTGTACCAGAATTTAGAATGTCTCAACATGTTGAAAGTTTTTTTGCTACGAGTGCTTTCGATACACCAGAAAACCTATTAGAAATAAGTGGTGCAAAAGGAGACACTTTTGATTCTAGTAAAGATAATTTTTATAGAATATATTCAAACACTGATTTTTTGAAAAATTTTGATGTTGTCTTGGAAGACCATAAGGACTTCACTGACCCTGTAAGAATCACGCTAAAGTGCAAAGCAATTAAAAAACTAGTTCCTTACGATGGTTTCTACCCAGTACAAAGATCTCTAGAATTGGCGAAACAATTCTATAGTTCTTACTCAGATGATATTGTATCCAGAATATTTACTACTTTAGCATCATCAGGGTTTTTCGAATGGACTACAGGCCCAGGTGAAGGAAACATCATGACACCACTTTTCGCCCCCGGTGTTCTGTTTAACTCAATCAAATCTGGGGTGGCTGTTGATTATCCGTTAGTGACATCGTCTTTGGATGTAAAAACCGAATTACTTGTGGCCCAAGTGGGTGCCTACAATCAATACATTCTTAATAATTTTGATAAAAGAATTCCCTTTGAAGCGTTAGTGGAACCAGAAAAATATTTAGCAGACACCAATATTTTTACGAATGAACCACATTTTTCTGGTAATATTTCTGCGTCTGCTTATTGGGGTGGTCAAGGCGATCAATTGTATGTAAGGATGGCAAATAATTTTCTTGCCGAAGTTCCAAAATTTTTCTTAAAAGACGAAACTTTTACAACCATCGCTTCTTTACCACAATCAGATCCAAACTTTGGACAAGTAACATTTGATAAGACCGAATACAGGATGAGAGTAAAAATGTTTAGATCTATGGATCGAGCAAACCATACCGTGACAAGTTCAGCGGGCCTTTTATCCGAACCTTATGTTCCACCACAAGATATTATCGCTTCCGAAAGAAAAGAAACAATAACCATGTACTCTAGACCTAGCGCTTTTGGGCCACCGTCTAAGGGAGATACGGACGGCATTTTGGCTGTTGCTGATTCACACTTTGCTGCAAGTAACGCCGAGTATAGAGGAGGTAGCGAATTTGGCTTAAATTACCCTTTCACACCCCCTTATTATCACGGACAGGGATGGGCAGATATTATTTTCACTCCAACGGAAGATAAAAAATACACAGTTGCTGATATTATCGCTTCTTCTTCTGTTGAATATTATAGGTTTGACACGGATTCTTACCACACAGCCCCACCAACACAAACTCCTGCGCATCTTGGGGGGCCCCAGCAACTTGCACAAGTAAACAATCAAGCAATGCAGTTGAGTGCATCTGTTAATTTATTTTCAAAAGGCGTTTTAGAGCAAGGCGAAATGGGCTTAAATATTCAATTAGATGATCAATCTAAAACTAGGTGGATCATTCAGCCAAAATTTGAAACACCAATATTAAATTTTATTGACTATATCAGCACTAGTGGAGGCCATTCAGATGTAACATTGCCAAATAATGCATCATCGGCATCTGTCCCTGTTGGAATGTGGCATCAATACGGAAGATTGCCGACACAAAATGAGGGCATATATTTACAAGTCACTGATGTGCCTAGGAACTGGTTATTCGGTAGAGAGGGAAAGTCTTCGACGGCAATCAGGCGCATTGGGTCTCTCGCAGAACTCTGCGGCTTTTCACAAGACCCTGTAAAGTTGGGTAAAGTATCAGAAAAGAAAAGAATATCAGAATGTGTTGTCGCGGTTCCATTTATTGAAAACAGGGGTGTCAAAGAATTTTTTACATTAAATAAAGAGCATGTTAATCAAGCAAAAAAGGGCGAACCACTCGCAGATGAAACACTGGTTTCGTTGATTGATAAAATGAAAAGATTTATTTTCCCTCCAAGTTTTGATTTCCTCAATTATCCATTGGTTGTAGATCCAATTGCAATGTATGTATTCGAATTTTCATCATACCTATCTCAACAAGACCTTGTAGATATCTGGCAAAATGTTCTTCCTGACATCGGAAGAGAACACGAAGTAGCGCAATCTACAATATCACACTCTCTATTGAGCAATAGAAAAATGATAAATCAGAAAAACTTGAGAGAGGATATACGCTGGATGGTATTTAAAGTAAAACAGAGAGCGGCTTCTAGATATTTTGATGGAGTGTTTACAAAAGAAGGTAACAAAGAAAGTGTTTTTTCTCCAACACTAGGTTTTCGTTCAAAAATTCAATATAACTGGCCATATGATTTCTTTTCACTTGTAGAACTAGTTAAGATTGATGCTGGAATTGTATTTTCTGATGTTGAAACTGATGATAACGGCGAAGAAAGAACCAAACCAAAAGTTGCAAATGAAGAAAACAGAAGAGTTCAATTAAATACTTTATTCCCAAAAGGTAAAAAATGACATTTTTTGATAAAAAAACAGAAGTTATGAAAATTGAGCTTACGCCTTATGGAAGGTACAAACTTTCAATAGGCAGGCTTAAACCACACCACTACAGGTTTTTTGACAACAATGTTGTGTATGACGGCAATGCCATCGGAATAACAGAAGATCAAAATGATGCAGATCATAGAATTAGACAAGAGACCCCTTTGTTAAAGCAAAACCCGAATGTCTCGGGTGTTGAAACCGGTATTAGAATACTAGAAACAGATGATCTAAGTGTTCAAATGCATTATAGTTCTTCCGGAACAGAAATTAGATTTCGCCAAAACGACAGACAAAATAAGAGAGATGACCACATAAATCAAATGATTTACAATCTAGGGACAATAAAATATGAGTCAGATCAGTCACCCTCTTTTCAAGTTGATGCTTTCCGGGGAGAATTATCTGAATCGACTAGCAAATTTTATTCTTCAAAAAACATTCAAACCTCCTCTATTCCACAAATTGATTTAAAAATTTCCTATGAGGCATTCATAGCAAACACTTTAGTACAAGTTTACTCCGGCGACTACGACTTTGAGCCGATTGGCCCTTTCAATGATGGAAGCAGAATAGTGTTTAAAAAACAAAATCCTTTACTAAGAATTACCGAGAGAAATGCATTTGATGAGAAAGAAAACTTTCACGTTACTGCATACAAAGTATTTGAAGACGGCGATGAGCTGCTGTATGAAAAATTAAATTTTAAAAAGCAAAATAAAAAAATACAATCTGATCTTTATGTTGAGGGTGTTCAAAATGAAGCAATAACAAACTTAGGAGTACATGACGTACCTTATTTTGTTGATTTGCTGTTTGATAAAGAGATAGCAGAGTCTGATTATTGTGCAACAATTGGAGACTTAAAAATTAGAAATATTTATTTAGACAATGAAATAATATGCCCCGATCTACAAGAGACGCCTCCTTTTAATATTTACCAATCACAAGTTTCACCAGAAGATTTGGAGGATTGCGATTAATGTCTGATTTAGTTTTGGGTATGGAATACTTACCAAATGTTTTTATTGATAACATCGACACAATTCCCTCTGGGCTTCGACAGGAAGCTATTGTGCACGGATGTATCTATGATCTTCACGAAAATCCAGGCTGGTCAATCGATGAAAGATTTTTAGGGTTTTTAAAAGTTGGGATTATTATTGAAAGAAACCCAGAAAAAATTGAAGAACTAAAAAAAGGAAATATTCCTTCTGAACTGCTGTTTGTTAACGACAACGTCGATTTTTACCAAAACCGCCCAAACCACATACCGCATTATTCATACTCAGTTCTAAACATGAGAACTTCAGAAGAATCAATAAGGGGCATTAAATACAAAAAATTTAAATTCAAAACAGAAAAATTCTCTTTTAACGCTTGGAGATCAAAGTTTTATGTATTCGCGTTTTCATATATCGATACCCAAGAAGTGATAGATACCCTGGGGTTGGATCTAGGTTTTTCATCAACAAGAATGTATCACGGCACAATCTCTGGAGAAATAATTTACAATCTCGGCTCTATTCCCCAAACTTCTTACATTAAAGATATAGGCTCTCCAGACCCATGGATAGGCCCAATTAGGAAACCCGACACTCCCCAGGCAGGACTTGGTACCACGGGAGATTGGATAATGGGCTCAAATAATAGTTTTTACGTAGACCCTTTGTCAGTAGATTTAATGCCAATTACAGCTAATAAAATCACTTCTTTTACTGAATTTCCGGAAGTAGATAGAAGACAAGTCGATATGACAAATTCAGACAAAATGTTGGTGTCTGGAAACACAGGCCCCACACCATCAAGTCGGTCACAGTTTGAAGGTGGAACAGAGGAAACTGCATTTGAAAATGAAGAAGATGAGCCACAACAAGCAGGTCTTTCCGCAGAAGAATTAGCAGAACTTAACCAATCACAACAAGAAAAGACTGATACCTATTACACTGAGGGCGATGAGTATCAATTGGAAGATGGAACTCCGTATGTAGGGTTTTATCACTTTCACCAGGGGCACCCAATGACTGGAGAAGAACATGGGTCGGAACCTAATCAAATGATGCTTTATCCATTAGAGACTGAGGAAAACTATTACGAGGGAGAAGTTCAACAGCACTCTCTAGGTGGCGGGAGTTCTGCAAAGACAATGACAACACTGGGGCCTTTTTTTAATAATGTTCGTAGTTTTAGTGGTGTGCAAAACAAAGCCGTATCTTTCCCTAGCCCTTATCATCAATCTGAATTTGTAGAAGATGCTGATAGAAACGTTTCTAATGTCGTCATCTTGGATCTAGAGAATATATCACTGAGAAATAGCAAGCATGCTCAATTATTGTTTAAACACAATAAAAAGATTTTTTCGTTGGTTAATAAAAACTGTAACATTAAAGGCATCGAAGTTAAAAGGATTCCACTGAAACAGGACAAAGTGCATAGCCCTTTTGGTATGCCATTTCCACTCTTAGACCACTCTGGTACAAAAGTAATAGCAAAATCAAATAATAGCTCTAGGACACTAAAGACAAAGACACTCTATTTGACACCTAACAATAAAAAAATCTCAATAGCCCCATCGGTTATTAGAGAAAACAAATTAAATGAATTGTTTGATGGTAAAAAAATAACAAGAGCTCTTGTGAATGATTCAACGATGATTGGTAAAATTGAAAATGTAAATCTAACATTGCCCAGTAATTTAAGGGCAATCAAATTTGTAGATTATAGTATAAATGACAATATTGATGGTAAGTACAAATATTCTATTAATGTTAAAATTGATGATCAAAGTTACAAATACTGCGTGTCGATTTTAAAAAAACTAATCCACTATGGCAATAAAATAGAAAATTTAAGCAATGTTATAATTATGAAAAACGCCTACGATGGAGAGAAGTTCATCCCCAGTTTTCTAAATGAATTCTATAGCCAATACAACATTGATGTCGACGAAAGTAACGGTATGCTTTTGAGCAGATTTGATACTGAATTGCTGAATAAAAGCTTTTTGGTTGATTCCTTCAATGTTCTAATGATCGCAGAAAAACTATTAGGCACTTCAGTTTTCTCAAAGGCAATATCAAATAGTTTAAACTTATTTTCAACAAGCCCAGAGAAAATTTTAAACACTTCAAATTATTTTAATAAAGTTATTTCAAAATTTAAAGACATGTATGAGCTTTCCGATGGCCAATCTTTTGAAAAATCCTCAACCTCTAGTGGTCGCAAAAAAGAACTAATAGAGCAAGAGATACTTCTAAAAGAAGAATATGAAAGAAAAATTTCTATGCCAATAGGTATGAATTTTATTTTCTTAGATAAAACACATGAAGTTCCAACAATAAACTCTAGTTTTTTTAGACAAAGAGCCGATATTGAGGTTTCAAAGTTTTTTGAAACAAGTATCAATAAACGCTCTGATGTTCTTTCGCCACTCACTAGCCAAGAAAAAACTGCTTTTGCCAACATTGATAGCTCAAAATTTAAATACTTTTCACCAGCGAAAATATTTTTTAAAGACAAACAGATTGATACTACAATAATTAATTCAGACTCATTTGATGCGGATCTTTTTAATTCCATGAGAGTTGTAAAAAGAGCTTTAGAAGCAAATGAAAGTGTTGAAGAAGACAGCATGTTAGATGAAAAGGAAGAAATAGAAAACGAAGACTTGATTGATTCGCGAGATTATTTAGGAAGTGCAACTAAATTTAATCGCCTATTGATCAACCAAAACAGTGTAAGTGAATTAAAAATAACCAGAAACCGGTTTCCATCTTTAGACAATAAAATGCTAAAAGCAAAAACAAAACCAATAACATTAAAATTATTTAATCCATCGCAACCCGAAAATCTGGTGAGCAGACTTGGGAAGCAAAATTTAATTTCAATGCCGCTGCAGCTCAAAGCTTTGACAATGATACAAACACCGACAATAAAATATGATATTGATAAAATTGAATTTGATCCTATCTCTAATGTTCAAACGCAAGCAGTTTTTGAACAGAATTTTTTAAATATTATGAAGGTAGAGTATTTGCTGGGATTCAATAGGATGAATGGGGTGATGAACATGGAGGAGCCTATCTACAAAGAATTTGAAACAAACAATTTAAGCCACTCTCAAAATAAAAACTGTTTGTGTAGAATAGTAGAGCAAAACATTGAAGGCCTCCAGGTGTCAAATAGATTTGTAAATATTCATGATAAAGTTTTTGTTATGGAAAACACAAAAAAAATGCAAATGAATTCAAAAATACCAGATGACCCTGCGGATTATGTACAAATTTCAAATACCGGACAACCAGAAAGCACAGGGTATTCTAAGGTAGAATATACTACTCTGCCTATTAATCAAAATTTTAACAACTATGGGATTGCAAAAGAAGTTGTTCCAAGGTTTTTTGATGTAGCAGTGATAGCGCCTGAGCAAACTACACCATCGCCGCAAGCTTCTGAGCCGACTATATCTCCAACAATAAACTTAGGGAGCAACCCATATGGCTAGAAAAATAACAATAATAGACGAAGAATACGAGAACAACCCAGATATTTTTTCACAATATTTGAGATTTGCAAATATCGGCAACCAACAGACTTCCACTATTACAATTATAAATGAGCAACAATCAAATACACTGTTATCGTTTTCAACAACAGAAAAAGTTGTGGTGGAATTTTCTCCTATTCATGATTATGAATATATCACAGAGCAAATCCTTCCAGACCTTGAAGCTGGATATTCAGCAACTCTACACAACGGCAGTGTTGTGTTTCCTGAACCAGATAATCTAGAGGATACATTTAACTTCAACAATTATTCAACAGATTTTTTCTCTTTCTACAACATCAGAAATGAGCGATATGAGCTCTTTACTGAGGAGCAGCGCGAAAGAGCATTGCCCAATTTTTGTTTAGGTGCCTTGTGGGACAAAGGGGAAGAAACAACAGAGCAAGAAAAATTCTACACCATGTTTAATCAATTGCCGTCTTTGAAAGAGGCAAAAATTTTAGCCGGCTTTAGGGGAATAAATAATTTTGAATTTGACGAAGAAGCAATCGGAGAAGAAGATGGAGGGGAAATTGATTACACTTACGAAGAAAAAATAGATTATTTCAAACAGTTGATAACTATTACAAGTTCAGTCTCGGTTCAACGATATGTTGACAGCAACGCACATGTTTATGTTGATTTCGAGTATACAAGAGCAGACTCAGAAAAAATAGGAAATTGCCCATTTTTTAATTCAATATCTTTGCCCTTACTGGACACAACCCCAATAAACATAGAGACTACTGGGTTGGATATTACTTTTTCTATCTTTACGCGTAGAGTTGTTGAAGCCTTTCAAGAGGGGTATTCAACCGATGTGTTAATAAAATCTTTTAGAAACGATTCTGCGCCGACAAGAGAATTTCGTGTAACTGATTCTTCAACGGGCACAACAACAACACAACCAATAAAAGTCTATGATGTACCAGAGTTGATTTTAAATGATGGTTGGTCTGCGCAATACAACCCGTCAGAAACTGATGAGATGTTTCTTCGATCCACAGATCAAGAATATTCAAAAGACAACAATTTTTTTGTTTTTGTTTTCAATAAAATGATTCTCGTAGGCAAGCTCAGAGCCTTACTGAGGGACCGCCACAGGATGTTTAATACCTTGATAACAGACCCAGCAAAAAGTCTTATTGAACAAGTTGGATATAAAGTAGAAAAGAGAAGAGATGGTCGCGATGAAGCAATTCAAACTTTTTATTTTTTAAACAGAGATGGGCTTCAAGAGTTCATCGATACACAAGTTAGAATAGATACTGTTTATCACTATAAAATATTTTCCATGTTGGCAATTTTTGGAACAGAATATACATATTCAAATGTGACTTGGAATCAACAATCGGGTGTTTTGAGTTTTGACTTTACTTCTACGCCTTCTTTGAAAATAGCAGAAATTTTAACAGCAGAAAAGACTCTTAGGATTGTGGAACCACCACCTATCGTCCCAGAGATTATGTTTTACAATGAGATGACAACTAAAAACGTATTTAAAATTATGTTAAAGCATCAAGATGGAAACCTAGTCGATGAATTCAGTAGAAAACCATTAAGGCCATTCGGAAATAATGCAGAGTACATTGGCAAATTAAAACAATACTTTGGCGGCACTGATGATATTCTTGTCACGTCCGGCAAAACATCAAGTGGCGTCTATGAGATTTACAGAATTGAAGAACCCCCAGAAACATACGCAGACTTTGAAGGTGCACTAATAAGCACTGTCGAATCGCCGGTTGTTTATCGTAATGGTGAGATCGCTAGAAGCACATTCTTTATCGATGCAATAAGGCATGAAAAAAAATATTATTATGCATTTAGAGTGCTAACACATAGATCAAACCCGTCTGAATTGTCACCAGTTTATTGTGTTGAAATGTATGAAGACGCCGATGAAACACATTTAATTTGGGATATTTACGAACCACCAGAGAAAAATAACAGACAAACAGACACGTCAATGAGAAAGTACTTACAGATAATACCAAACTCAATACAAACTATTACAAATGAGGCTTTTTTGCTAGAAAACTATGAATCTGCTCAAGACGCATTTAACTCTGGAGATGCTTTGTTCGAAAATACAAATATCAAAGAGTCAATATGGAAATTTAAAGATAAGCAAAACTACTTAAAGTTAAGATTAGAATCAGAAAATTCTGGCAGAAAAATGGATATAAATCTAATTTTCGAAATAAAAAAACAAACATAACTAATTATTTTAGATTGATTTAGGAGTAATTTAATGGCATTCATAAATAATAGCGGCGACATAATTTTCGATGTTGTCCTGACAGACGAAGGAAGAAGGCTCTTGGCAAAAGGTGATGGTTCTTTTAACGTCGTAAAATTTGCTTTGGGAGACGATGAAATTAACTACGGTCTCTATGACACAACAGCAGCAACAGCACAGCAAGATATTGAAATTCTACAATCACCAATCTTTGAAGCTTTCACAAATAACACTAGCGTTATGAGCTCTATGCTGCTGAGTATTCCAAGAAATAACCTCTTTTACTTACCGGTATTGAAAGTCAATGAAATTTGCGATGGCACATCAACCAAGTTTCACACCCAGGGCGTGATGCATGTTGCTGTAGATGCAAACACTGAAAATAATAACTTTCTATCAAGTGGAACGACTGCTCTCGCATTTGGGCCAAATGGATTGAGAGAGGGTTTTATTTTAGGCTTCAGTAGCACACGCCCCTCAAACTATATCAGGGTCGACGCCGGTATTGACAATGATGCCGTGCCCCCTGAAACAAACATTGCGGATCTATTTTTGGATGAAAATTCATACAGTATTGAACTAGACAATAGACTTGGGTCAATAATTTCTAAAGACGGTGCTACAAGAATTAGACCGTCTTCAATCGACGATGATAACATTGCTATGTATGTAGTATCGGCTGAAACAGACCCAAAAATTGTATACACAAATATGAACTCAGACTCCGCCACTTCATCAAACCAGGTTATTGCTGGTGCGAGATCAACTTATTTGGAATTTAGAATTGCCTCTTCAATCAATTTAAGACAATCTGATTTTCTTTTTAACAGGCTTGGTTCAACAGCCTCTGATCTTCCGGGTAAAAATGGAGTGAATCAAACATACAAATTCATTGATACCCTGGTAAAAATAACAGGCATCAACACGGGTTACTCAATTGACCTTCCAATTAGATTTGTAAAATTAACATAGGTGAAATAAATGGCTTCAACTTTTAAAAATTTAAGTCCTAACGACAAAATATCAACAAAAACTTTGCTTCACGAAGCAATACCACTAACCGGAACAATTCTTTCCGGAACTTATTCTGAAAATAATATCAAAAATTATTCTCATGGAATGTTTCAAAGTGTTTATGACTATCCATTTCTAAGCTCTTCTGCAAACCATATCTTTGACATATCTTTTGGATATTCTAGTGATAGCGGCGCAAGAGCAGCAACAACACTGGCTGCCGCACAAAAAGCAAAGAAAACAAACCTTTACAACCAAATGGCCCAGGTTTTAGTTGGATACGATATAACAGGCTCTATCCAGCAATTTGATGAAGATGGAGACTTGGCCGATGGCACAAAGCTAAAAGAAAATATCTTCTTATCGTTCTCTCGTCTTCTTGTGAAAGATGAAATTAAACGTGGATCTTTCCAAATGACACTGGCAGTTGGTGCGCCAAGCACTCAGAAAAATTACCAATCTTCTACCACTGGGTCTATTGTTGTTAAAGATTTTAACGCAGTGAATTCCTACAAGATCAATTCACCTGTTGGAGAATACGGCATTCTCTACGCCACAGGATCTGCTATCTCAGGCTCGGGCAAGCTTGGAACGGGTATCTACGCAACACATGCCCCATGTGGCCTTATTTACTATCAAGCGGGAGTTGTTGTATTATCAGGATCAGTCTTTATGCCTTCTGGTAGTGGTGGTTTAGTTTTTCTTTCCGCTACGGCATCCTCTGGTAACTTTTTAAATTCAGGCCACGGACCAGCCTCGTTTCATGGCGCTCTTACAGGATCTTCTATAACAACATTGGCAGACAACGTAAGATCTAGAATTCAAAATATTCAATTTAATAACACAGTGGAACTTAACTCTTCAATATATTTCTGCAGAATTAACCACAACGAATTTAATTACTCAGCAAACCCATCATATCTAACAGGCTCTCAAATAAGAGTTAAAAGTAAAGCATCTGATATGCCTGTTTCATACATAACAACAGTTGGGCTGTATTCTGCTAGAAATGAATTGTTAGCAGTAGGAAAACTTTCTGAACCTTTAAGAAAAGATCCCACGATTGAATACACTCTGAGAGCAAGATTGGACTACTAACATGTCTCACAGAAAATTCGGACCCAACGATATTTTCATAAATAGGGTTAAGATGCACCCTGAATGGGATTTTTTCATCTATAGTGGGTCTGTTTATATCAACAAGCAACCAAACGTATCCGGATCTTTTACGGAAAACTACAAAGGTGTTCCGCCGGGATATTTAAGTCTCTATGAGTACAACCTTGATCGTGCTTCAAGCGACATAGGTATTCACCCTTTTTTATCAAAAAGTGCAAATTACAAAACAAGATTTAGATCTGATTTGCTAAACCTACTCGGGGAGCCAAAATCAGGGTCTCTGCCATTCTCCACATTTGGAGACACTATCGAAGCAGAATACAAAATGTCTGCGTCAATAACAAGACAAAGACTTGACCTTGCCCTGCATACCGTAGATGGTCCGTTTGGTCAAGAAGTTATTCCTCGGCATAATAACACTGCTAGTGTTTTACAAAACATGTGCATTCAGTATCAAAAAATTAACAATAATTTCTCGAATACTTTGGTTAGCAGCCTGACAGCATCTGGCAAGACCCCTTTGGATACTTTGTTTGATGTGCCGCATGTAAATATGATTAACATACCCTCTATTTTCTACGGATCAGAAATAAAAAAAGGAACCGTTGAGCTAAATTATTATATTACTGGTACCGTCGTCAGCACCGTAAAAGATTTAAACGAAAATGGACAACTCATTTGCACCCATGATCTTATGCCGGCCGGCTCAAAAGTGTCTGGGTCTGTTGTTGGGCATGTGTTGTACCGCGAAGGTCTCCTGTTCTTTACCGGAGATGCTGTCACACCAGACAGTGATTATCCAGCCTCTCAAAAACTTTCAAATGATGATTATAGTGTAACATACAATGGTGATGTATCAGAGCCAAAATGGTTGCACTTTGGACATGGCGCAAATGAAAAAAGTTCACTAGGTGTTGAAGGTGTTGCTTTGCATAATTCACACACAGCATCTTCCTATTCAATTAACTTTGAAGGAACAACATACAAAAATGTGATGACGCTCTTTTGCCATGCTGACAAGGGTGAGCTTAACTATTCAAACAATCCGACTTTCTTAAATACAAAACACAGTGCATCAATTGTAACATTTCACACCGGTGCTTATACTTACAACGATAATGAGATCGAACTGAAAAATGTTGCGTCTTCTTCTTTTCACAAGGGCGAAGATGAATTCCGAAAAGTGACATATGCTTCTAAGGTTGGTATTTACGACGAAAACAACAACCTTCTTATGACTGTCGATTTGGCGAGACCATACAAAAAAGAAGAAAAAGATAATTTCACATTTAAAATAAAATACGATTTATTGTAAAGATTACTTGACAACTTTCCGTTTATATGTTATACTATAAGATAGGAGTTAATATGATATTAGGATTAGATATTAGTACAAGTAAAATAGGATATTGTGTTCTCAATGAAAAGAAAGAAATAATTGCAAATGAATTCTTAAAACTTAAGCCATTGCAACTAGAAGACAGAGCAGAGATATTTTATGATCTTTTGACTACTCTAAAAAAGAAGTACAAGATAAAGCATATCTTCATAGAGCAACCTTTTTCAATGTTTGGTGGTGGAAGAACCACAGCAACAACAATGGCCAAACTTCAAAGATTCAACGGTATGTGTTCATTTGCAGTTCGAAGAATATTCAAAATGAACCCAGTGCTCATTGCAGCAAACAAAGCAAGGGGTCTTGTTGGTCTTAAAATAAAAAGAGGCGAAGATACAAAAAAGAAAATTATCGAATGGGTTGAAAAAAAATACCCAAAAGATTTTATCGTTGAATTAACTAGTTATGGTAACCCACGTCCCGGGACGGATGACAAAGCAGACGCAGTTATTATTGCTTTAGCTGGGATGGAGATGCTCAATGAAATTAACAGCGGAAGAACTTAGAAAAATAGTTGAAGAAGAAATAAAATTATTTAAGGAAAATGTATTTCCAAAGGTAGATGTAGAGCCACCAACTGATAGGAGTGATTCTTATTTAAATGTACCCGATTTGCCAATAGATTCTCCTAGCCCCAAGAAAGTCAAAAAGAAAATTAAACAGAAGCGCAAAGAAAGATATACAGCCGCAGACGATGTGGAATTTAAAGGTAATTTTGGAAAATTTGATAAAAACAAAAAATACCCTGATGGTTCGTGGGGCCAATTTGTACAGGCTAGTTATGTCCTCACTGCTTTGGAAGTTTCCAAGATAAATAAAAACGAGGAGACAATAGAGAAAACAGCTGCCGCAATAATTGGTGCTGGTAGTGATAAAGTGGCGCCATGGGTTGGGACGTTGATAGCGCTCGGTGGCGCTATTGTATCTTCACCAATCTTAACCGTTGCTGGTATTGGCGCTGGGGTTTATTCTATTGCCAAATCCTTAAAGAAGCAACCAAGCCTAGCGGAGCAAAACCCACAATTAAATGTTTTTAAAATCGACAAACAATATTCCTCTATTTTGGAAAATGAATTAGAGGATAGTCTTTTAAGGGCATATCAAAAAGTATTTGTGCGAAAAGTAAGAACCGCACCAGAAACACAAATGTTAAATATCAATAAATTTATAGAATACATGCTTCGCACCTACAAAGGCGGAAGAACCCTAAAAGGATATAAAAAATAAAAAATATTTGACATTTTCTCCTTGATGTGTTATATTATAGATATCCTTGAGGAGGGAGCATGGAAGAGAAGTTAAAAATTATCCGAGACATTCTTGGAGCATATCGACAATCATCAAATGAATTTTTGTTTCATTGTCCATTTTGTGATCATCACAAGAAAAAGATGTCTGTAAATTTTGCAATAAATGCATTTAAGTGTTGGATTTGCGATACACGCGGCAAGAATATTTATAGACTCGTACGTAAGTTCGGAACCTACCAGCAAAAGCAAAAATGGCTTGAGCTTGATGGCCGCCTAGATTTGTCAGAATTCGACAAAATGTTTATGGAAATGAATAACGAGGAGATTGAATCTGTCACTGAATTGCCACCACACTTTGTATCCCTTTGTAATAAACACCTACCAGTTTCATCTGAGAGGCCATTGCAGTACTTGCATGACAGAGGTGTCTCGCGAGAAGATATTCTAATGTGGAAAATTGGATATTGCACCGAAGGGAGATATGGTGGCCGAATTATTGTTCCATCATTTAATAATTCTGGAAATCTAAATTATTTTATTGCTCGCTCCTTTGTCGGCCACAGAATGAAATACCTCAATCCACCCACCAGCAAGAACGTTATTTTTAACGAGCTGTTTGTGGACTGGGATGAACCTGTGGTTCTCGTTGAAGGGCTATTTGATGCTATCGTTGCCGGACAGAATGCAATACCAATTTTGGGCTCAACGTTGCGAGAAGAAAGCAAATTGTTCCAAGCTATTGTTCTCAACGACACTCCTGTATATTTGGCAATGGACAGTGACGCCCAAAAGAAACAAGAAAGGATGATACGTACAATGTTTAGATATGATATTGAAACGCGTATCATTGACACAAAAAATGTTGAAGACGTTGGCTCAATGAGCAGAGAACAGTTTTTAGAAAGATTTTCTAGAGCCTATGAGCCCGACATTGATCAAATTAACTTTTTTAATGAATTAGCCACAATATGACAAAAAAACCATGAACATTAAGAGACCAAGCAGGCCTATTGGGGCGATGATCTCCTCGTCATCCCCATCCAAATACTTCCCAGCCAAGATGCCCTCCAGTAATTCATAAACACCCAGCGCACCAGCTGCAACAATAACCGTGATGAAAAAATACTCCACATTAAACCCTCCCAAGTTTTTCAAATTAATTAGAAAAAAAAATTGACAAACTCTTCGTTCCATGTTATAATATATACACAATAATTCTTGAGGAGGAAATTATGAACTATTGGACTAAAAAATTTAACAAATTAAACAAAAAATATTGGAATGGAAGCTTGACAAAAGTGAAAGTTATCATTACAGATCTACTAGCTACAGAAAGAGCCGAGGGACTCTACATCTACCCAGAGTATGAAGAAGATAAAGACGGCAACACATTTATCTCAACACCAGCAAAAATTTATTTAGATCGCTCACTATCTCACTATAAAAAAATAAATGTTCTTTTGCATGAAATGTGCCACCACGCTGTGGAGGAATATTATGAAGAACGACCATATCACGACCATGGTAAATGGTGGAAACAAGAAATGGTTCGCTGCGGATTTAAAGGAAAAATAACCAGCACTCGTGGTCATTACAAAACTAGAAACACTTAGGGGATAAAATGAAAAACAAAGAAATGATCAATCATCCGAAACACTACAATTCCGGAAAGATTGAAGTAATTGATTTTATCGAAAGTCTTGGAATTGACGAAGACTTTTGCATTGGAAATGCCATTAAATACATTTCCCGCTACAAACATAAGGGGGATCCTATCGGAGACCTTAAAAAAGCTAAATGGTACATTGAGTACCTCATTAACAAATTGGAGGAAAAATGAAAATAGCTCACATATCAGATACCCACATTCGCAATCTCAAGTATCATTACGAATATAAGATTGCCTTTGAAGATCTCTACAGAAAACTTCGTCAAATGAAGCCCAACTTTATAGTTCATACTGGGGACATAGCTCACACAAAAACTCAACTGTCTCCTGAGTTTTTTCAAATGTGCGCAGGTTTTTTACACAATCTCGCAGAGATTGCGCCAACCTATATTATTTTGGGCAATCATGATGGCAACCTTAAGAACGACACAAGGCAAGATGCCATCTCGCCAATTGTCGACGCTCTAGAGCACAAGAACTTACACCTTCTCAAAGATTCAGGAGAAGTAGATATTACAGACACAGTAACCTTAAATGTTTTGTCTGTGTTTGACAGGGAGAATTGGAGAAAACCAACAGATAAAAGTAGAATAAATATCGCTCTTTATCACGGATCCATTCACGGCTGTAGAACCTCTCAAGGGTTTGTGATCCAAGAGGGTGAAGATTCTGTTGATATTTTTAAGCATTTTGATTTTGCTATGCTTGGAGATATCCACAGGCAACAAAAAATGGACCTGAAGGGGCGAGTGCGTTATGCCGGCTCCACTGTTCAACAAAATTTTGGAGAGTCAATTAATAAAGGTTTTTTGATGTGGAACATCAGAGACAAGTATGATTGGGACTGCCAACATATCTCAATTGTAAACCCTCGGCCTTTCATCACAATAGACCTTACACCCCAAGGCCAAGTCCCAAACACAATAGTGCCAAGAGGATGCCGACTCCGCATCAGAGCGTCGGCAAACATTTCTCCCATGAAACTTAAAGCTGCTTGTGATTATTGTCAAAATAAGTGGGAGCCGTATTCTGTTTCTTTTATTAACAATGGTACGACTAACTCTTCCTCTGCGTCTTTGATTGGAAAAGCTGTGTCAAACGAGAACCTCCGTGATCTCACAGTCCAAGAGAAATATATCCGAGCATATTGCAAGGACTTGGACATGACGGATGAAGTTTTAGATAAAATTTTAGAGCTTAACAAAAAATACAATCAAATCGTTGAAGAATCAGAGGAGGTATCACGAAATGTTATTTGGAAAATTAAAGAGATTGAGTGGGATAACCTCTTCAACTATGGCACAAAGAATAAGATTAATTTTGAAAAGTTATCCGGACTTGTCGGAATCTTCGGTAAAAACTATTCAGGAAAGTCCTCTATTATCGACAGTGTGTTATATAATATTTTTAACACGACTTCTAAGGGGGAAAGAAAAAATGTCCACATAATTAATCAAAACAAAGATTATGCAAAGTGCAAGATTAAAATCGAAGCTGGTCATGACTCTTATCGAATTTCACGAAACCTTAACAAATACACGAAGAAATCTCGCGGAAAAGAGACTTTTGAGGCAAAGGTAGATCTTGACTTCACCAAAACAACAGGAGGAGTTTTTGATAGCAAAAACGGCACAACTCGCAATGAAACCGATGCAAACATTCGTAAGCATTTCGGAACTATTGACGATTTCTTTTTGACATCTATGGCTTCTCAAATGGACTCAATGTCATTCTTGCGAGAAGGATCTACCAAGAGAAAAGAGATTATAGCCAAATTTCTCGATTTGCAAATCTTCGACCAGAAGTACAAACTTGCTCGCAAAGATGCTGCTGATCTTCGTGGTGTGATTAAACGAATGGAGAGCAAGAAGTTTGAGGAGCAACTCAAAAAGAAGAACGATCTCTTGCAAGACATTCAACGAGATATTGACGAACAGATTGACAAATGTAAAATCTATCAATGCTCAATTGATCGACTTGAGTCTGAGCTTGCCGAGATTAACAGTACAATCAACGCAATCCCTGCGGAGATTATTGACATTCTAGCTGTTCAAAAAGAAATTGCTTTCAAGAGAACAAAGAAGACAAAACTTTTATCTCAAAATCTTGCATCTCAAGATCATATTGAGACGTTAGAAAAGTTTTTTGAAAAAGCTTCTCGCGAGCTTGATCCAGATCAGTTTGATCGTTTAATCGAATTAAAGAAATTAGCAGAGCATCAAGCAGAACTTGTAAAAGGATTTGCTGACCAGCTCCGTCATCAAAAGATTGTTGTGAAGAACCTTGCCAAAACTGCTGATATGCTTCGCAACCATGAGTACGATCCAAACTGTAAGTTTTGTTGTGAGAATGAGTTTGTCAAACAAGCAGAAAAAGCAAAAGCAGACTTGCCAAGTAATATGAATTTGATGGCTACTCTTGGAGACTCTTTGATAGCTGCTGAGAACAAACTAAGCGAATATGATTTGACAACCATAGACAAGAACATTGAAAAATTTAAAGACTTGGACTCTGAACTTGAATCGTGTAGCATTAACATTGAAAGACAAAGACTATCAATTCAAAAAAATGAAGCCACAATTGCTTTGTTGGCAAATGAAATTGACGCCCTAGAGACAAAAGCCAAAGAGTATGAAGATAATCGCGAAGCAATTGAAAACAAGGAAAAGTTGTACGGAGAACGTAGTGCTGTCCAGACAAAGATCAAAGAAAACAAAGTGTTTCTTAAAAAATGTGACGCTTTAACAAAAGAGTATCTTATTGAAGAAGCAACGACAAAAGAAATGATCCGAGCAATTCACGCTGAAAAGAATGAGTACAAGGATGTTATGAACGAATATCGTGCATATGATATTTATATGACTTGTATGCATGCCAATGGCATCTCTTATGAAATTATTCAACAGAAACTTCCGATTATCAATCAAGAAATCGCCAAAGTTCTTTCTAATATTGTTGATTTCGAAGTGTTCTTTGAGAACCACTCAAACAAACTTGAGCTCTCAATCAAGCACCCCAATTACGATGCTCGCCCATTATCAATGGGATCCGGAGCAGAAAAGACAATTGCTTCTATGGCTATTCGTCTAGCGATGATTGCGATTACCAATCTTCCAAAGTCCGAACTATTCATTCTAGATGAACCAGCAACGGCATTAGATCAAGAGCACATGGAAGGCTTTACAAGACTTTTGCAGATGATAAAGAGCCAATTTAAAACGGTTTTGATTATTTCTCACCTTGACCATCTAAAAGATGTGGTGGACATGACGATAGACATTGATAAAATTGATGGTTATGCCAAAGTAAACATTTAACTGATAACGACCTATTTAGTGTAAAAGCTAAATAGGTTTTTTATTTGGAGAGTGTAATGAAACTAACAACAAAGAAATTAAAACAGATAATTCGCGAAGAATTAGAAAAAGCAAAAATTGAAGAAGGGTTCTTTGACTTTTTTACCGGTGGCAAGAAAAAAGAAGCGCCCCCTCGTATTATTAGAGGAGATGACCCCCGATACCACTATGACCAAACAAAATTTAAAGCAGCCAGCTTAAATTTGTCCGACAGACACACTTTTGATGCACACGGAAAAGCCGAGATGCTAGGATACACCCGACAAGAAATAAAAGCAGTGGACATCGCTCTATATGAATTTCCAGAACTCTTAAATGTTGATGGTTTTAGAGGTAAATTCCCAACAGGAAATAAAATCCCTGTCCCTAAAAAAATAATGGATCTTGGCCGCATGAGTAAAAGAGAAAAAAAGGCATACCGACGCCTTCTAGACTGGATGAAAGAAAACGATAGAGATGCCTACGCTGATGAAATTGGCATTAGAAAAATTTAAGTTCCTATTTATGTTACAATACTATTTTTTAAGGAGAGACAAAATGGATAAAGATAAATGCTGTGAGTGTTGTGAAGAATGTGACTGCTGTAGTCATGATTGTGATGAAAACTGCTCACATACAAAAGGTGGCATTGTAGATGCTGCTCTGGCCAAGGCTGTGTCTCGTAAGCTTCTTGTGTTTGCTTGTGCAACTGGTTTACTTATCTGGTCAGGGTTGGATCCCGATACTTGGGCTATGATTGCCGCAATGTATATTGGCGGCCAGTCAGTTATTGATGTTGCCAAAGTTTGGAAAGGATAAGAGAATGAAATTAACTACAAAATTGTTAAGAGAAATGATTCGAAAAGAATTGAAAGAAAGTTTTCTTCAACAGAAGTTAGGAGCCAGATTTGACGAAGAAGCCTACAGAGAATCAAATGAATATCGTGTTGCTTTGGAGCAAATGGAAGATTATTACTATGAATATCTAGATGGCGGTGGAATGAGCGAAGAAGAAATCAGAAAAGACCTTGCAAGCAATTTTCACAGCAATCGTAATATTCCACAAGAAGAAGCACTACAATTAGTTATCAATGATGTCATAGGGGTGTAGTTGTGTCTTGGTGGGCAAAAACTAAAAATTTTGTTGTTAAGTATTGGCAGTGGATTTTGATGATCATCACTGCTGTTGCTTTCTACATTCTAGGCCGCTCAAAAGATGCTAAAAAGCAACAAGTAAAATTCTACGAAAAATGGAAAGATTTAGAAGAAGAACAGCGTCAAGAATTGGTAGAGGACCTTGGTGACCTTGTGGAAGACAAAGACGCTTCTATTGCCGAAAACGTCTTGAATTTCGAGGAAAAAAAGCATAAAATTTTAAGAGATGCAAGAAAGGTTGATACCGAAGAATTCTTAAAGTCAAAGGGGATTGAGAAAGAAGAATGATTTTACTAGTCTCTCTTCTGTTTGCAGAAGAACCAAAATACAAAGAAATGAAAACTGGCGAGGTGGTTCCTTGGGATGGTCGCTTGCTGAATGAAGCGGCGATGAGAATTCTTGTGGAAGACAGCGCAACAAAAGATTTGACATGCGAAGCTAGAACAGAATTTCAATTAAACAATTTGAAAATAGAAGAGAAATATCACTACGATGTTCTCAAAGCTCAAACAGATGCAGAGATCAAGAAACTGAATGAACTAGTTAGACTACAAGACGAACACATTAAAGAACTTAGGCCGCAGAACAATATTTGGCCGCTCGTTGGCGGATTCATTGCTGGTGCTGGCCTATCAGTTGGAATTATGTATGCAGTCAAGCCGGGATTCACACAGTGAAAATAAGAATTTTAAAAAAACTAAAAAAGATGCTTTGCCCCGAGGCAACACAAGATTTAAAACTAAATACTAAAAATCGTGACGCTTCAATAAAAGCAGAGCATATTCAATACGGCCCACTTAA